AAGAGTCTGATTACACACAAGAAATTAGAGATGAATGGGCAGACGAGTTAGCTAAAGTCAGAGCACATCAAAAAGGCGAGCAAGAAGAATGGAAAGAAGTCCGTGACAAAGGATTAAGACTAACTCCATACGGAGCACCAGTCCCAGCCTCAGAAGTAGAGAATATCTAATGATAGAAGATAAAAAAGATTTTAATCCAAATGACATGTATCACATGTTCATACCAAATGCCTTAGAAGATGGTATATGGCATTTTAAAAATGTTTTAAGCTATCCAAAAGAACTAGTTGATTTTATTAATGAGGTCGACGAAAGCCAAGAGAGTTATTCAAAAATAACACAGTGGAGTCCATGGACAGCCAGTGATGATGCCAATGTTGTATACGGAAAAAATAAAAATGTTTTAACTAATAGCATAAAAGAAAATAATTCTGGTTCCAGGCTAGATCAAAAAATTCTTTACATAAGTAATAGTTTAAAAATGGCATTTGAAATGTGTCTTGATAATTATCTAAAGTCAAGAAATATTGACGAAAAAAATTACATACTTCCAATGGGAGAAATTCCAATTAGAGAGTGGGCAGCAGGTTCTGGCATGGGGCCACATTGTGATAACTATGACGGACATACAACACTAGCATTCTCAATGATAGCTTATCTAAATGATGACTACGAGGGTGGCGAGATAGAGTTTCCAAACCAAGGCTTGTCAATAAAGCCACAAGAGGGCAGCCTAATAATATTTCCAAGTCAAGAGCCGTATCTTCATAAGGTAAATGAAGTTTTGTCTGGCAAAAGATATACCTCACACCTTTCTGTGTATAAAGGCTTAATGGTATAATTAAAAAATGGCAACAGTAGGCGTTAATGGATGGCACTTCCCAAGTTACTCGGATTCTCCCGACGTACCTAGGGACCTTGGCATCCTGGGAACAGATATAGCAACATTCATTGCAGCAAATCCTGGCCCGCAGGGAACAGCGGGACCCTCAAATGTTATAACAATTGCAGCAACAAACACACTTAGCCCTGGACAAAACGCATCAGTTACTATTAGCGGAACATCTCCATCTCAATCTCTAACCTTTAATATCCCAAGAGGAATAGATGGTGTCCTTGGAGGCCCAGGCCCAGCCAATACCTTAACTGTTGGAACAGTGTCTGCTGGATCTTCTGGAACACAACCAATTGTAACAATAACTGGAACTGCTCCCTCACAAACAATAAACTTTACAATTCCCCGTGGAGATACTGGTGCTACTGGCACAACTGGAACAACTGGTGCTACGGGCCCTAAAGGTGATGCAGCAGCAACAATAACTGTTGCTTCATCAGTAACTACTTCGGCAGCAGGAACAAATGCTGCAGTAACAAACTCTGGAACATCTAGCGATGTAGTTTTAAACTTTACAATTCCCCGTGGCGCAGATGGATTACCAGGTGCAAAAGGAGATAATGGAGCTACGGGAGCTGCTGGAACAAATGCAAGCATAGACCCAATTTCTACAAGAATTGGATTAAATTATGCAGCGACAGACCTATCACCAGTTGGAGTAAATTCAAACTGGTTTCCATTAACTACAAATCTTTATTCTTTAGGATTAATGGGACCGCTAAACAGCGGCGCTGATCGTTTAACAAGAGGGTGGAAAAATATATACTTAAACTCCGCTGCCACAGTCATATCAGATGAAAGAACAAAAGAAAATATATTAATTTCTGATCTTGGGCTAAACTTCATAAATAAATTAAATCCAGTAAAATATAATAAGATTGATGGAAATAGAACACATTATGGTTTAATTGCACAAGAAGTTAAATCCGTGCTAGATGAAGCTGGCATAGAAGACTTTGGTGGATGGGTAATATCTGACGTTAACGATCCAGAAGGACAGCAAGCATTAAGATATGAAGAGTTTATTTCCCCATTAATTAAAGCGGTACAAGAACTTACAGCAAGAGTAAAATCACTAGAAGAAAAGTAGGTTCGGCATGTCATACAAAAACGTCGTACTTAATGACCACCCATCATCATTTTATTTACTAGATGAAGTAATATCTGGCACTACTGTTTCATATGATGCTCTTAGGACTCAGTATGCTACATATGCAGATTTAAGAGACAATGGCGTGTCTTACGCAAATCTTGGCGGAGCAATAATTTATGATTATTCTGGTAATTCTAACAACGGAGTCTCATTTAATTCGTCACCCGCAGTTTTAATGCCATTAGTTCCTGGATCAATAGCTGGAACAAAAATGAATTCAGATACAAAAATTATATACATAACTCCAGGAATGGCAACATCAACATACAAAAATAATCCATTTTCTATAGACTTATGGTTTAAACCGCCACAAACATCCACCAATGAAATACCTTTAGCATTTGACACAACAAATTTAATTGGCTTAACTTATAAGAATGGAAATGTTTTATTTAAAATAGGTTCGTCGGTTGCAGTTGCCAAAATAGAAAAAACATCTGCTTCTTACATTTCTGCCGTATACAATGGATCTTCAATTATATTATATGTTAATGGAGTAAGTAAATCAACTAAATCTATTTCCGAGCCGTACCCGTTTAGCAACCTAACAGTTTCATTTATGAGTGGTCCTTCTAATGAATCTGAACCATTTGTAATTGATTGTGTTGCATTCTACAGATATTCTCTTTCTGAAAGTAAAATACAAAATCATTACACTGCTGGCTCATACGAGCTGAATCACCTACAGATAGTACAACCAGACGGGGGAACATTATTTACACTAAATCATTCAAAAATAATGCCAGTAAAACAGTACTACTACCCATCGTCAGTTAAATGGTCAGATTTAATTAATGAAGATGCAATACTGTCTATAGATCATGACTATGTTACATTTGCTAAAACTGACACCGCATCCCCAGCCAGTTTTAATTTTACACAAGAGATAATTGTTCCATCTGGAATTGGAATAAACAGTTCACAACTAAAGTATGAACCAGACTTTGAAAATATATTATTTGAAATAAGTTTAGACGGATTATCTGGATGGCAAACTTGTTACAATAATAAATCATTGCCTTATTTTACAAAAAATAATTTAACTACAGATGAACGTGTTTATGTAAGAACAACAATGTCCTCATCCGATACATCATTTGATATTCCAAAAATAGAGTCCGTTTCAATTGATTTTTTTAATAATATGGACTACTATGCAGATAACTCTGGAGACAGAATATACTCAGACCAAGACTATGATTTGTCTAGGTATAACGAAAGAATACTTTCATATAGCAGATATAATGGATTATCAATGCATGAATCTGGAGGTTTCAATATAGAAGCAGCATCACCCTCTAGGTCTATTGAAATGATATATACCCCAGGATCGGGCAAAAATGTTTTATTTTCAAATGGATCAAAAATATTTGAATGGCTCACAGACGGCACCATAAATAAGAGTGGGATTACAAGTGTATACGTAAATGGGAAAGATGTGACTTCCCAAACAAACTGCTCAAGTTACTTTACAGTAGGGTTCCCACATCACGTAGTCTTAGTTCTTTCAAGCGTTACTTCTGGCTTAATTAAAATTAATCAAAATGTTGCTGGTACGTCGTACGGCCTAGGATCAAGCTATAATAATATTGCCATATATCCAACAGCCTTAACTTTAAGCCAAATAACAAACCATTATAATTATTATATTGGCAACTGGTCTAACTCAGTTGGGTCAGAAGGACTATCGATATCAGAATCGACATCTGGCAATGACTCATTAGCGTACTCAGTCTATTCTATTGAATTAGCTGGTTCAAATATAACCATTTAGTGCAATTGTCTGCACAAAACCTGGACTTTGGTACCAGATAATGGTATGATTATGGTCTATGGATATCTTAAAGAAAAATACTAAGATTGTCGAAGAGACAACCCTAGGCATATATGTTTGGGCGATGCCAGACGGCAGATGGATTGGAGACGACGATGGGAATTTTCTTTCGATCACGTCAATCAAAGGCAATAGATCCAGAATCGATGCTTTGGCTAGAGAAGTTCGCTCATATGGTATTTATGAGGGCGAACCCAAATTTTTATCTGGGCGTAGAAAGATTGATGACGAAGAGCTCGCAGAACAAGAACAACGACTTAAATGGGGACTCCCACCAGACCCATACGATATCGGAGTCTATAAAGACTCTGTCCTAAGAGGCGGTAAAGTACAATGACACGTAACATAGAATTTTTAGAAGATGACGACTCATCAAATACAATTGATATTTCAAACACATCTGATTGGTTTCATTTTCAAAAAGCAGAAGAATCTGAAGACCCATTTAAAATAGGCTTAGAAGAAATTAAAAAGCTTAGAGGGTTAGGGACAAATTTTAAGCGCAAAATTAACCGTGATTTTTCAAAAGCATTTGTTGGAAAAGATGACGCTGGGACACAGCAAAATCTTTTGCAGCAAGCAATTAGCGGATATGCATTATTTGATCTTGTGGAGCCAACTTATAATTTAGAATACCTTTCAAAGATTTATGAAGTTTCAACATATAATTATGCAGCTATTAATGCAAAGGTTTCAAATATTGTTGGTCTTGGATATATGTTTACAGAAACATCAAAGGCTAAAGATGCGATGGATGCCATAACTGATCAAAAGCAGGTAGACAGAGCACGTGCAAAAATTGATAGAATTAAGACACAGCTAGATAGATGGCTTGATGATTGTAACGAAGAGGAGTCATTCACAGAGACCCTTATAAAGGCCTACACAGACCTTGAGGCGACTGGAAACGGGTACCTAGAGATAGGACGTACCACTGCTGGAGATATAGGCTATATCGGCCATATACCAGCTAAAACAATGCGTGTACGCAGATTCCGTGATGGCTTTATTCAATTGCTTTATGGCAAGGCAGTATACTTCCGTAACTTTGGAGATCTTGAAACACAAAGCCCAATTGCTGGACAAGAAGATCGACCAAATGAAATCATACATTTAAAGAAATACACTCCAATGAATAATTATTATGGAGTTCCAGATATTATTGCAGCACAGCAAGCGTTAGCTGGAAATGAATTTGCGGGTAGATATAACCTTGATTACTTTGAAAACAAGGCGGTCCCAAGATATATTATTACAGTAAAGGGAGCGAAGCTTTCCCCAGAATCAGAAAGAAAACTTCTTGAATTTTTCCAGGTCGGATTAAAAGGAAAGAATCATAGATCTCTTTATATCCCACTCCCAGCAGACACCCCAGATTCAAAAACTGAATTTAAGATGGAGCCAATTGAAGCAGGAGAACAGGAGTCCTCATTTAATATCTATCGTAAGTCCAATAGAGATGAAATTCTATTAGCTCATCGTGTTCCAATTAGCAAAATTGGTATTCCAGAAGGAATCAATTTAGCCGCTGCCAGAGATGCAGATAAGACATTTAAAGAACAGGTTTGTCGACCTTCACAGGATAGACTTGAAAAGAAATTAAACTATTTAATTGCAGAAAAGACAGATGTCGTACAATTAAAATTTAATGAGCTCAGCCTTACTGACGAAGAAACCCAAAGCCGTATTGACGAAATTTATTTAAGAATGCAGGTAATAACTCCAAACGAAGTTCGTATTAGAAAAAATATGACAACCGTTGATGGCGGGGACGAAATGGTAGATTTAAAGCCTCAACAGGTGGCTGATCAAAAAGCAAAGTCTACTGGTAATAAAAAAAGAGACCAGCAAAGGTCCTCAAATGCCCCAGATAAAAGCGGAGAAGCTAGAAATCCCAAGGGCGACGGTCCAAAAGTCAAATAAGTTTAATCAACTGTTATTTGCGTTATAGTAGATAAACCACTAAAATTGACCATATGAACATTGAAAAAGGCCATTGGTCTAGTAATGGCGAAAACCTACATTTGTCGATTCCTTTCACTAAGGTTAATCGAGAAAATAGAACTGTATCTGGTTTTGCAACATTAGATAATGTTGACCAAACAGGAGATGTTGTCACAGCAGAAGCAAGCGTAAAAGCTTTTGAAAACTTTAGAGGCAACCTTCGTGAGATGCATCAGTCAAATGCAGTTGGTAAAGTTGTTTCATTTAAGCCAGAAACATACTATGACCAAAAGTCTCAAACTTTTTACAATGGAGTTTATGTAACTTCATACATTTCAAAGGGTGCACAAGATACTTGGGAGAAAGTTCTTGATGGCACTCTTTCTGGTTTTTCAATCGGCGGAAAGATTAAAGAATCAGACAATGAGGTTAACAAGGCAACAGGAGAAGCAGTTAGATTTATTAAAGACTATGATCTTGTTGAACTTTCAATTGTTGACTCACCAGCAAATGAGCTATGTAATATTTTGTCAATCGAAAAGGTTAATGGGCAAATGATTTACAAAGGCCTTGCTACAAGTGTAGTAACAGAAAATATTTTTTATTGCGAAGACAGCGACTCAGTGTTTATGTCCACAGAAAAAACTTTTGATTCACCAATATCTGGAAAACCAGCTGCGCTAATCGGTTGGGTAGAAAGTTCAGACATTAACAAGTCAAAAGAAATAGATAAAATTCTTGCTTCATTTAAGAAGTCAAGATTACCGTTGCCTGAAACACAATTAGCAAAACAGGCAAACGTAGAAGGAGGTAATGACATGGAAAAACTTAATGTAGGCAATGATGTTGAAGTAGCTGCAGAAGCAGTTGTTGAAGCACCAGCCGAAGTTACTCCAGAAGTTGAGACAGTTGTAGCGGAAGCTAACAATGACTCAAACGTCAATCTTTTTGACAAATCATTGGATACTGTAGAAAATACAGTTGAAGATACCTCTGCCGACAACGTTGAAAAAGCAGCCGATACAGTAGAAGTTATGGTTGATGAACCTGATTTTGCAAAAATGTTAGGCGATCTAAAAGGCTTTTTCTCCGATACACTCACAAAGGCTACAGAGGCATCTGCTGCACAGGTTACAGAAATTAAAACATCTGTTGAAGCCTTCAGCAAAAATGTCGATGCTAGAATTCTTGAGTTGGCAGAAAAGCACAGCGCACTTAGTGATGCTGTGTCAGAAATAAAGGGCACCATCGAAGGTGTTCAAAAGCAGGTAGATGCCGTAGAAGGCGATACCGCAATTAAGAAGTCCTCTGACCTTGGCGGGTCTGAGGTATTTACTAAATCAAAATCAAAATGGTCTGGAGCTTTCCTCGGTTCCGTAAATGAAATCTTTAACTAAAATAAGGTAGGTGAAATAAAAATGAGTAATGAATTATTAGAAAAGGCCGCAGCAGCTGGTGCAACAGTATCAACTGGGTTCGGTTCTTCAACAGGTGGTTCAGGCGTTCATGTTGCTTCAGAAAATGGCAACGGTGGACTTCTAAACCCAGAACAATCAGCACGATTCTTGGACTATATGTTCGATGCTACCGTAATTGGTAAGGTTGCACGTACAGTCCGAATGAAATCCGACACAACAGAAATTGATCGTATGTCCGTAGGAGAAAAGCTTGTAAAGCTTGCATCCGAAGGCGAAAACACAGCTGCTAACAGCGGTGTTACTTTCTCAAAAATTTCTCTTTCAACAAAGAAACTCCGCATGGACTGGGAGCTTTCAACAGAGTCTCTAGAAGACAACATTGAAGGTGCAGATCTAGAAGATCACATTGCACGTATGATGGCAACACAAGCAGGAAATGACATCGAAGATCTTCTTCTTAACGGTGACTCATCTCTTTCAAGCGATGCACTATACAAGTCTTTTGACGGTGTAGTTAAGAAGGCAAAGACACACGGACGTGTTGTCGATGCTGCAGGTGCGGGAATTTCTCGTGCAGTATTTAACTCAGCTCTAAAGGCTCTTCCACGTAAGTACAAGCAACGTCGTACAGACCTTCGCTTCCTTTCAGGATCAAACTTGATCCAGGATTACTTATACTCTAACTCACAGAACATCCAGAACGTTACTCCACAGGATATTGCTTCAGGCATCATCCGTGGTGATGTTCCAGTTCTTGGAGGTCCAGCAGGATATGTAGCTCCATACGCATTTGGTATTCCAATCGTTGAAGTTCCATTGCTTCCTGAGACACAGACAGGTACATATGCAAGCCCATCAGGTTCACACGGAGATATCCACTTGACATTCCCAAATAACGTTGTTATTGGTATCAAGCGTGATGTTACTGTTTACCGCTTCTTCTGGCCACGTAAGGACTCAATCGAGTACACAATGTATACTCGTGTTGGCGTTCAAATCGAGCAGGCAGACGCTTGGGTAGTTGTAAAGAACGTTAAGGTTGCTTCTTAATTAATTAAGAATTAGACTACAGAAAGGCCCCCAATTAATTTTGGGGGCTTTTCATTTAAATTTAACAATGCTATAATTAAAGGACCTAGAAAAAGGAGAAATAAAATATGTCGTTTGACACATTAAAAGTGGCTGAGTTAAAAGTAATTGCAACAGATTTTGCAGTTGATTCAGAAGGCCTAAAAAATAAAAAAGACATTATTGCAGCTCTAGCAGAAGAAGGCGTTACTTGGAGTGTATATCAAAGCACGGTAGAAGCAATTGAAAGAGACACAGAAGAAATTGAAGTTCTTCCAAAGTTTGATCCAAAAGCTCAGGCAGAAGATACCCTACTTGTAAGAATGACAAGAGACAATCACAGATACGATATCCACGGATATACTTTTACAAAAGATCATCCTTTTGTAGCAATGTCTGAAGACGATGCTCAAAATATCTTTGATACAGAGGAGGGTTTTCGTTTAGCGACACCAAAGGAAGTTCAGGACTTCTACAACTAAACGTTAACATAAGTTAATGGCAGAAATATATAAATCTCAAACATCACCAGTAAAAACCAAAATATACTGGGCTGGGGAAATAACAGACGCAGATGGCACGGTAACTGCAGCTGTAAGTGAGGTGCTTGGCAATAATAGCTTTACTTTGCTTGCAACCTATACTGCCACAAAACTAGAAACTGATATCGGCACGTATCAGATTACAATACCTTATGCTTTGACATCAGTGCCCAAAAAACTTACAATAAGATGGACATATACTATAGGCGGAATCCAAGCAGCGAACACTCAGTTAGTAGATATTGTAACTCCGTATGTAAACATTTACGATGTTATTGATGATTTAAATATTGGAACAGATCCTTCTGATCCAAACCATAGAACGTACAACGATCTACAACAAGCAGAAAAATATGCAAGAAAATTAATTGAAGCATACACTAATCAAGTTTTTTATTCCTACACTGGAACACAGGTTGCGCTGGGGCATGGGTCAGACATACTACCACTTCCAAGCAGGTTAGAGCAAATTACAAAACTTTACGAAGAAGATGTTAAGGTATTTGATTCTATACTCTCTACAAACAATTGGTTTTACACACCAATAGTTTCTGAATCAAACTATGGGATTAGAGTAAATCTTCAAGATCTCCAAGACGATACTGTATATTCAGCAAATGGAATGGTAACCCCGTCAGTTAACAGCAGAGGATACGCTGGATCATTTAAAAAAGACTTTAGATATAAAGTCGAGGGTGTATTTGGTTGGAGCTACGTACCAGATAACGTTAAAGAAGCATCTAAAATTTTAATGCAACAGTATTTTGAAAAAGATCGTGCATGGAAAGATAAGTACGTAAAAAATATTAGTACGTTTGACTGGAAGTTTGAATTCTTAGACAAAGCGCACACTGGCACTGGCAACTTGTATGCAGACCAGCTACTTGCTCCATACGTAGTCAATGGTATGGTTGTAATTTAAATGAGCTTAACAACTTCATTAATGCCAATGAAGCTAGATATCTATCTTCAATTAGACACTCAAGATGAAAATACTGGAGCCATTAAAAAAGAATGGATCTTTACTAGGTCTGTCCCATGTGCGGCAAAAGGAATAATTTCAAATTCTGGTTCTGGAAGAGGCGGAGACAAGCAGACATTTAACAATAAGTATATGAACGAACAAATGCTTGAAATAAGAACACCTGATCAAATAACATATAGAGAAAAGATTACCAATGTTAGAGACATGTCTGGCAATGTGGTTTGGAAAGAAATTAATTACCCAAACAATACACCAACAGTATTTGAAATTATAAGCTCTACCCCGATTACCGATCCTTTTGGTAATGTTCTTGCATACAACTCTGTTGCAAAGAGATCGGAGAACCAGGAAATTGGATTCTAGCGTAGCATTAATTCAGACTGCCAGTGGACTTGAAAGATTAATGGCAGGATCCGTCCCAGGAATTATTAGAGATAGCACAGTCGCACAGGTTTCAGCATTCCTTTATTATGAAGCAGCAGTGCTTTCCAAGTTAACAACAAATGCCGAGTTCAAGAATTTATTTAAAACAACAATATTTAATCAAATAGAAAAAGATTTTGGCGACTATATTGATTCGCAGGCAAGAGTAAAACCAAGATCTTTGCATCATATATATGAATGGAATAAAGTAGGCGTACCAACTGCAAGACTATTTAAACTTTCAAGACTAGATTTAGATGGCCTATCATTTAAAATAAACTATGATTTTAAATTATCTAAGTCATCCGTGCCGTCTAAAAATAAAAAACAAAAAAAGAAATATATATTTGCAAACAAAGCTCTTGTGATGGAAACTGGAATGCCCATAGTAATCCGTCCAAGGTCAGCTGAGCGCCTAGTATTCGAGCTAGATGGTGAAACAGTGTTCATGCCCAAAGGCACGTCAGTGACCGTTAAGAGGCCTGGTGGGGCACAGGCTACAAATCAATTCTCATTATCATACGGAAGATTTTTTGGCGGGCAACTAGTAAACTCGTCTATAAAATCATCTGGACTACAAAGAATATTTAATTCAAAAATGACAAAGGCTCTTAATTTGCCAATGAATATAAAGAAAGTGCAATATAGCTTCAGTGCTGGTAAAATAAGAGCACAGGCGGACGCATCACTACAGGCAGCATTTGGAGGCTCAATATGACAGTAGATTATAAAATAGACGCAATGTTTGAGCTTCGTAAATTTTTATGGAAAGAATTAAAAGATGCGGGAATATTTGACCCATATAATTACTACTCAGACAATCTTGGAACAGAGATAATTCCAATCATCCCAGTCCAGCAGTCACCAGAATTAGATCAATTTTTGAATGGCAAAAAGCATATTGTATATGACAAAATAGGAATGTCATTTGAGGACATCTGGCTAATAGCCTGCGAAAAGGTCTTATTTACAATTTATTCAACAGACATCACGGAGGTCTATGAAATAAGAAACCTTATGATGGACCTATTCCGCAGAATGGATGAGTCCGCCAAAGATGCAAATGCAGTCAGAGATACAAATAAATTAATATTCCACAGCATTCATGTGGTCGAAACATCACCCATAGAGCCTTCAGCAGAACTTAAGGGCTTTATGTCCACAGATGTAATTCTAGAGGTAAAGTACTCGAGGACCACGGACTCCAAGGGCAGATTCGACTAGTTGCTTTTAGTCTAGTTATCCAGTAAAATTAGCTAAGAGGAAAAAGAGAGCCTAGCCAGCTTTGATTAGATTTAAAAGTAAGTCAATATATATATATTTATTTAACAGGAGGTTTTACAACATGGCAAATCAAATTGCAGGTAATGCTAAGAATATTCTAGTTGGTGCTTCACCACTATTTATTTCAAACTTAGACGTTACAACATCAGGATACGTTGAGAATTTTGCACCTGGCGAAGTAGGTTCAGGCGCACCAGCATTCTCAGCACCAACAGCATCACTAGATGGAAAGTCTTATACAGATACTTTGAACGAAGTAACTGCTACAACAACACCAGCGTTCTATTACAGAAACGTTGGCTACACAAATAACGGTCTTCAGGTTACATACAACCCATCATACGGTTCAGTAACAGTAGATCAGCTTCTTGATACAGCAAAGCTTTTCAAGGAGTCAATGGAAGTTATGATTGCTACAGAAATGGCAGAAGGTACTCTTGAGAACATTCTTGCAGTATTCGGTCAGTCAGCAAGCACACTTACAGATGGAGCAACAGTAGACAAGCTTGGTCTTGCTGGTGGAGCTCTTGGTGAAGCTCCAACAGAGCGTCAACTTATCGCAGTAGGTCAGGCACCAACTTCAGGAACAGGCGTAACAAAGGCAGAGCGTGTATATTATGCTCGTCGTGTTCTTTCTGTACAACAGTCACAGTTCTCTTTGGCTCGTAACGCAGCATCAACATTCCCAGTTACATTCCGTTTGCTTCCAGACGGCGCTAAGTCAGGTACAGAATATGGTTTCATTGTAGACCGTGTTCTTAACAAGACAGCCTAATTAATTTAATTAATAAAAGCCCCTCAAGAAATTGAGGGGTTTTTTATTGCCATTATATTTTGCATATGATACAATAATTAAGACAGAATCCTAGGAGGATTAAATTGGCAACTACAGTATATGATGTTGAAGAAATTCAACTACAAAATGGCGCAACAGTTAAACTCAAGCCTTTAACAATTAAAGAGCTTCGTGAGTTTATGAAGGTCATTCAAAGAACACAAGAAGTAACATCAGAAGATGAGACATTAACAATTCTTATTGAGGCATGCGGAGTGGCACTAAAGAAGCAACTTCCAGACCTAGTAGCAGATAAAGACGCATTTGAAGACACACTTGACGTTCCAACTATCAATCGCATTCTAGAAGTTTGCGGAGGAATTAAGATGGACGACCCAAACCTACTAGCGGCAGCAGTACTGGCTGGTCAGAACTAGATCTAGCCGCTTTAGAAGGGGAAGTTTTTCTTCTTGGTAATTGGATAAATTACGA